AGCTGACTGCAATCAAGGAAAAGTTTACGGCAGGGATCCAGTCGATCAAGGATAAGATCACTGGTGCGATTGGTTGGTTCCGAAATTCCGGGGAAAAAATTATGACAACCTTCACGGAAGGGATTAAGGCAGCAATCAATAAGCCGGTGCAGGCTGTGAAAGGCGCGCTGCAGAAGATCCGCAACATGCTTCCGTTTTCGGACGCGAAAGAAGGTCCGCTAAGCCAACTGACCCTTTCCGGGCAGAAAGTAATGACTACTTTTTCGAGCGGCATGGAGATGGAAGAGGATGCACCTGTGCAGACCGTGCAGAAGTCCTTTGAAAAAATGGATTTTAAGGTAGCAACTGAAAAGCCGGAGCCGAAGAAGAAAAAGGATGAACCAAAACCGCAGGACGGCACGGACGGGATGACGGGAGGAAAAAAAACCATCATCCAGAAGCTGGTGCTGAATGTGGATCTAAAGAAGATCAAAGACCTTCAAAAGCTGCTGCAGTTACTTGAGGAAATTGAAGATTATACAAACGGCAATGGTCCGGATACGGAACCGGAGCCGCAGATGGTATAGGAAAGGGGGATACCAGTGATCTATACAGACGGAAGTGAAGTAATGGTTGACGGTGTCCTCCTGCCGGGCTTATTCAAATCGCTTGAAGTTACGACTGCAGCGGAGATCGAAGAGCAGGAAGTAGAGGGCAGCACGGCGAAGCCGAAACAGGCGACAGGATATGAGGATGCAAAAATAAGCGTGGAGTTAATTCTGCTGGATGATGCAAATGGGATGACGAAGGAAAGTAAGCTGGAAGTGATCCAGAATTTCTTCAGACAGCCGGGACAGGAGATTCCGGCTGTCCATACCATTGTAAATGAGCATACTGTCCGTCGGAACATCTCACAGGTATTATTTAAGCAGATGGTGTCGAAGGCGACGAACGCAAACGACCAGTTATCCGTGACAATGGAGTTTTGGGAATATATCCCGATGACCATATCCGTGACATCGGCGAAAAAAGCCGGAGAAACCAATTATGCGGCGGACGGGGCTGGCTCTGGAAACGGGAATTTGAACAAAGACTATGAAAAATATCTGGAGAACAGGGGACAGGCACCGAAGCAGAAGGACAAAACGGCAAAAACGCCGGCTAAGGATAACAGGAGACCATATGTGAAATGAAGACACAGAATTTATTTTATCCGGTACAAAGGGCTGTTATTGGCGGGTATGACCTTCAGGCGGGGATTTCGATAGAAACCTTTTCGGATAAATCTTATTTGTATGACTGGGCACGGATCCGGTTCACGCGGCAGTTTAATGGGATTTTATCATTAAACCGTGGGGATGAGGCAGAGATTCTGATGGGATATGACGGGCGGCTCCAGACAATTTTTAAAGGATGCGTGGTGCGGCAATATAATGCAGCGACATACAAGGATGAAATCCTGATAAAAGATTATACCTTGAAATTGGAGGAGTCCAGAATATCAGGGACATTTTTAGATGTAACGCCGCAGGATCTTGTGCAGATCGGTCTGGCAAGTGCGGGAATCGGAAGTGCGGTACTGTCAGCGGAAGGATATGCCGCACGTCCGCTGGTTTCAATACGGGAGCAGCCAGTATCGGAATTTCTGATGTATATTGATTCCCTCTGGGGGATCCGGACGACGAAGGCTTTCCAGTTGGGGACATTTTACTGGAATGAAAAGCCGGAGCAATCGGAAATGTATGTGCTGGAGTACGGGAATAATATCATTTCCCTGACCCGTGAGAGGGGGCTTTGGAAGCTGGAGACAGTGGCGCTGCCGGATCTGCATCATTCGTGCCAGATCAAAGTGGTGCATCCGGAGATTTCCGGTGTGTTCTATGTGGACAAAGTTATCTTTTCCAGCGATGACCGTGGATTTGTCCGGACAAAGATTTTTTTCGGAGGATAAGGCATGATAGACCAGTTTGCACAGACGATCATGGAGCGGATAAAAGACCAGTATCCGGGGATCGGGATACCGGGCGCGATGTGCGCCATGATCACCGGTGCGGCAGAAGACGGCACCTATACGACGGAATGCAAGATCTTCTGTGAAGAAACAGGGGAGGAATATCACTGCCAGGTAGAACAGGCAAAATATCTTTATTCTGTGAAAGTTTTGGATAATCAGGGCAGCGAGCTGCCGGAATACCCGGAGCTGATTGAAATCGCGAGCCGACAGCAGCTTGAACCGGGCAGCCTTGTGCAAGTGGTATTTTTGGGAAATGAACTGAAAGCGGCGCTGGTAGGAGGTTAGCATGGAAGATATACGGTTGGATGAGAACTGGCAGCTTACAAGGGCGGCAGACGGCGATGCTCCAGTGGCGGAGGGCTTGGAGGAATTTCTGCAGGAGATCAGGCTGGAATCCATGACGCAGGAAGGAGACTTGTTTTATGATTCCGAATACGGATGGTCACTGCTGGATTTTATACAGCGCGATGATAGCGAGTTGACAAGGTTGGAAATCCAAGACAGGATCCGCAGGAAGATGGCGAGGCATCCGGAAGTGGATGTGTCTTCGCTCCGAATCGAAACAGAGTTTTGGGAAGATGTTTTGAATATCGGAATTTTATTTAAAAGACTGGATACCCAAAAAACATATCAGATGGATCTGGCGCTGGACAGGGTACAGGTGGAGGTGACGGAGCATGATTGATAACAGCATACTGGATAAAATCTTCCCTGAACCGGATAGGGATACGCTGAAAGATGAGCTGGTAACGAAACTGCAGGAAAGAGGATTCGTAATCACAAATTTTAGAAGCGGCGGTATTTTTTACACAATGTTGATGATTGTGGTACAGGTACGGGTGGAACTGACAAAGCTTTTGCGGTCGATGCTTAATACCATGTACGTCAGACACGCAGATGGCGAATGGCTGGGGATGCTGGCGGCGGATTTTTCCAAAACGAGGAAAGCTGCAGTAAAAGCGCAAGGGACAGTTACTTTGTACCGGGATTCCGAAGCAGAGATCACGACAGTGGTACCGCGCGGTACTGTATTCCTGACGGAAACGGACATCAACGGGGAAAAACTCCGCTTTTTCTCGATAGAAAAAGTGACCGGACAGAAAGGAACAGTAGTGATGTACGTTCCAGTCGAAGCAGAAATGGAAGGAAGCAAATATAATATCCCTCCGGGTCAAATCACGAAATCTATGAAACATCTGGAAGGTGTGGAGCGGATCAACAATGATGAGGGATGGATAAGCCGGGAGGGGAGTGACATTGAAGAGTGGGAATCCCTCCGGGAGCGGACGCTTGGGGCATGGGATTTGCTGGCTACGATGCCAACGGCGGCGAAATATAAGAACATCTGCGAGGCGGTAGATGGTGTGCTGCATGTCACAGTCCATCAGCTCCATCCGCGCGGACAGGGGACGGTAGATATTATCGTGACCGGGACAGCAGGAGAGGCAACGCCGGAGCTGCTTGCAAAAGTGCAGGCTGCAGCGGATGGAATTAAAGCCCCTGACGATGATGTACTGGTTAAGAGTGCCATCACAGTAACACAGGACATTATGCTGCAGGTAATCCTCCCGAAATTGGTATCCGATGATGGAATCAAAGACCGGGTGGTCAGTGTGGTGACAAATTACTTCCGGATCAGCCGCGACCGGGAGCTGAATGAATTTATCCAATACAATCTGCTGTATGCAATCAAAAACAGCGTGCCACTCATTAAAAATGTCAAAATCATAGAGCCGGAAGGGGATCTGGTTCTGGAGAAGGATAAGGTCATCATCTGCGGGACGGTTACGGTAAACATAGAGCGGGAGGAATGACGGATGTTTGAGCACTTTGGCGATTATATGTTTTATCTGTTACATGCACCGCTGAGGAAGCTGAAAGCCGGGGAAAACCAGTTGAAGATTTTCTTTTCTGTTATCGGGGAAGTATTTGACGGCATTCAGGAAGATATTTTCCGACTGCGGGAGCAGAAGATGATTTCCATGGCAGAGCCGATTATGCTGGAAGTAATCGGGCAGGATCGGGATATGTTCAGGCTGCAGGGCGAAAGCATAGAGGCATACCGGAGGCGTCTGCAGATGAAGGCAGTTATCGCTGAAATGGCGGGGACTGCAGAAGGATTGAAGCTGGCGTTGGAAATGATCGGTTATCCGCAGTGTAGTGTGGAACCGCTGTATTTAACCGACCGAAGCCGGTGGGCGGAAATCTACATAGATGTTCCGGTCAGCCATGACATTAACTATGACGCGATCCTGACAGAGACGCTGAAGGTAAAAACGGCGCGGACGCTG